CTAAACCTTGTAATAGGTTTTCTCCACTTAGAATTACATCGGCAAAAGATTGGGCAAAACTGTTAGCTATGCCTAAGCCTAATTCGGTAAGAGAGTTTTTCCATCTTTGTGCATCTTCTAATTGCTTTTGTCTTTTTCTTTTATCTTCTAAAAACGCTTCCCAAGCACCTTGACCGAAGATAGCATCGTAAGCTTCTTCTAATGACCTAGTTTCAGGTTCTTCTTGTGCTGATGGGGATGATGGAGTACCGTTATTACCAAAGATATTAGGTAATTCTATACCTAAGTTTTTCATCCCATCTTTAATGGAATCTTTTAAACTACCAAATTCGTGTTTATATTCGTTTGTTTCTGTTTTTAATTCATTTAAATCATCAGCCCAAACCTTAAATATATTACCTTCCTCTTGAAATTTAACTCCAAAGAACTTCATTACTCCTTTAGCTCCCTCTATCATTAAACTCCAAGGATTCCACTTTAATAGGAAGCGAACCATATCAATTAACATATTTCTCCACCAATTCCAATCGCTTAATCTCTCAGAAAATGCCTCCCAATTATCAATTATGTATTTTAATCCAATAGGAATTATAAGTAAAGCAGCTACAGCTAAACCTATGGGACTTGTTAACGCCCCTATAGCAACACCTAAATAACCAAATACCGCTGTGGCTGCTGCTGCAATCATCAATAAAGGTCCTATAGCTGCTGCTACCGCTGCAATAATTAATATTATTTTTTTAGTTCTATCATCTAAATTTGTAAAAGCACCTGCTAAAGATGTTATTTTATTTATTATAGGGGTAATAGCATCGGCAATTAAAGCACCCATTTCTATTTTCATTCCCTCAATAGCAGATTGCATCTTTTTTATCCTAGCGTGGGTTGTTTTACCCATCGCATCTGCCATTTCATCTAACCTAGTAGTATTAGTTTTATACTCATTAGTTAGTTCGGAAACTTTATCTTTATTCTGAGCAAGTATAAGTAGTTGATTCGCTGCTGTTGTCCCTACAAGTTTTTGGGCTTGATTTAGGGACATTGAACCATCGGCTAAATGTTGTAGTGTTTGTCCGAAAGGAATACCCTCTTCGTTTAACTTCATAAAAGCTTTACGAAGCCCTGTACCTGCTTTAGATGCCTTAATACCATTATCCATTAAAACACCCATCATCGCTGACAGTTCTTCCACATCAACACCCACAGCTTTAGCAGAAGCCCCTGCGTGACCGAAAGCTGTACTAAATGTACTAAGTTGAACAGATGAATTTGCTGCTGCTGAAGCTAAAGTGTTAGACACACTTGCTGCATCTTTTGACTCTAATCCAAAGGCATTTATTGAGGCTGATACTACTTCTGCTGCAAGAGATAAATCTTCTCCAGTAGCTAAAGCGAGGTCTAATATTGACCCCTCCATATTTTTAATAGCAGTTGGATCAAAACCTTTACGACCTAAAACTAATTGCAAATCTGCTACTTGTGAGGCTGTAAATTGAGTGGTTGCACCTAATCGTTTAGCTTCAGATGTAAGCATCTTAAACTCTTCGACACTAGCCCCAGTTACAGTATTAACCTTCATCATAGCGTTCTCAAAATTAGAGAACGTATCGAAAGCAGCTTTACCCATAGCAACTAAAGGAGCTGTAACACCAAAAGACATCATAGAACCTAATCTCGCTGCCTTTGAAGCGAATCCTGCTAGAGATTTATTAGCACCTTTTAGACCTGATTCTAAGCCTTTGATATTAGCTGCTACAATTATCGATATAGTCTTAAATCCACCCATTATTCAATCTTTATTTTCTTTGGTTCTATTAGTTTATATCTTTTTAAGACTTCTTGAATTTCCTCTTTACTAGCAACGTCTTTTTTAACTTTAACTTTATCATCCCAAGGGAAAGGCATTAACTCTTTTGGTTTGAGTTTGTGTTTAGAGTGAGGGGCTATTGTGCTATGAACAATTAATCTTGTTTGCTCCCAATCATTCTGAGATACTTGTTCGTTGTATCTCCTAAACCCTATAAGTTTGTTGTTAAAGGAACGTGGAGTGTAATCATATAATTCTTCATCTGACAACCCCAACATTCCTAATCCAACTTCTTCTAACTTATCCCAATCAACTTCACCTGTATCTTCATCTATAATTTCCTCTCCCTCTTCTACTTTCCCTTTTTCTGAGGTTGGTCTAATTGGAACGCTTCAAAGATTTCATTTATCTTACCGAAATCTTCATTGTCTATCCATTGTTCAATATCTCGAACTTTGTATTTAAACTCTTCTCCGTTCTTCTTAGCACCGTATTTTAGACCGTAGTAAGCGATAATACCAACGTGGTCTATCTCTGTTCCTAACTTGTCCATTTCGTTTAACTTTAACTTACAATCGTTACAGATGTCTTTTAAAGCTAAATAGCTAAATCTAATAGGTCGTTTTTGACCGCCTATTTCTACCTTTTTCATAATCTACCTTTTTTTAATTGTTACTAATTTATTTATAAAACTTTCTTTAGTGATATTGAACTTAGCCAAATTGTTGTAGCAGTATCTGCCGCTATTACCAAATTGGCTTGGTCAGGCTTTAACAAAACAGTATAAGTACCTGTTGCAGTAGCTTTAAGTAATACTGGGTCTGTAGAACCCCATCCATCTACACATTTAATTGCTCCTGTCGTACTTGTACTTGCAGTAAAGGTTAATGAATAATAATCTCCTGCTGTTAAACTTAAAGCCTTAGAAATAGATGTATAATCACCAGTTGTGATAAACTTACCATACCCATTTTCTACAACACTACTAGCTCCTGCTGCTGAGGCATTTACAGTCCAATAACTAGGGTCATCAAACCCTGTGTCCTCAATTAACTCAGGACCAAGACCATTCGGATAGATTTGACCTGTACCTGTGAAACTAGCCGAACAAGTTAGATTATCTTCGACTCCTGCATCAAAACTTACCGATGATACAAGTGCGTTTCCTTGCCAATGCGTTATATCGGTAGGGTCTTGATAATCGGTTGCTTCAGGTGCTAATTCAATTTGCCAAGAAGAGGTTAAAATTACATCAGAATCTTGAGCTGAATATAAGCCTGGATATATATAAAAAGATAAAGTTGAACTACCTGATAAACTTATTGTTTCTGTTTGAAAAGATATTCTAGTCCAAGTTGAAGTGCTTAATCCTGTTATTTTATAATAACCACTTGCTGGAGATGTAATAGTACCACCTCCTTCTATATTCGTAACTGTAGATGCGTTTGCGATAGTACTATCACTAAGCGCAAAACTAGCTTGTGTCGTACTACCACTACCTTTAACATAAAAAGACCAATTAATCTTTTTATTTTCTACTCTAGTAGCATCTATTGTGTAGCCTAAATATCTATTATTTGTTGAAGCTCCCGTAGTTAATTTACTAGCTGTGCTACCACTAAAAGGGTCGGTTTGTAAATTATATTGAGTTAAAGTAGATAACAAAAACCCATCAACCCCACTTTGAGTAAGGTTGGTTCGAATAATGTTTCTAATCCTATCAGAGAAACTTAAATCGACTATACTTCTTGCTTTGAGTTTATCGAAGAAATCAGTACCATCTAAAGGTACATCGGGATTTATTGATTGTAATATATCAGTAGATACCTCAAAAGACTTTAAACCAACCAAAGACTCAGACCATCCGCCTGAATCCTTGTTGGTTATATCTCTTAAATCCATATTAGTGCTAAACGAAGCTGATGTACTATAAGCTACAGGGTCAAATATTGCTGATGAGCCAGGAGTAACTATTTCTATAATAACAGCGTTTTCCTCAAAAGTAGCAGTACCATTTGTTACTTCTAACGTAGGAACTAAACCTACTTCCCCATTCGTAAAATCTCTATATTTCCAAATTCCTTGAGTCCCAACGGTAGAGGCAGTATAATCGAAGATAGCTAAACGAGCTGCTATATTACTTAAAACATCAGTACCAGTATTAGTGGTAATTGCCTCCGCTTGTCCATCGGTTATTACACCATTTTCATCTGTTAGATTATTAAAGATAATACTTGTACCCGATGTAAAATCCTCAATCGGAGTAGATGACTTAATGTAAACTCTAGTAACCTGTGCTGCGGCAGCACTCGTCTTAGCATAAACCAATAAATCCGAAGCGTTTTGAATTGCCATAATAAATGGATTTAAAAGTTAATATTATGCGTTAATGTCTAGTTCTCCAGTTCCTGTTAAAGAGATTGAATAAGTTGCGTTTTCTTCTACACCTGCATCAATAGAGATTGAAGTGATAAGTGCTGTACCATCATAAACCATACCTGAAACACCAAATGTACATTGTACAGCCGCTCCTGCAAATAATGTATCAGTTAATTCAAGTATATCTGCTCCTGTAGCACCTGATACTTCAACGAAAGCATCACCACTCATTTCCCAAGATTTAAGACCACCTAAGTTGTCTTGCCATCCTGCTGAAGATTTTGTTGTAGAATCACGAAGATCCATATTCATAGATATTGAAGCTGAAGTACAATGAGCTACTGCTTCTAATGCACCACCTGTAGGTGTTATACTTAAAACTACGTTTGTTGCGTTTTGAATTGCCATAATTCCTTTTTATTTTAGTTTTTAATAATTAAACAGTTAAAATTTATGTTTTTGTAGAACTTCTCAGGTAACTTATAATATTCATCATCTAAGTCTGTAAACCTGAATTTAGCTGTGTAACTCACACTATCTTCAGTATAAGTTACCTCAAACAAGTCTAAAGCTTCTACAACTGCTTTAGCTTGATTATATGTTGTTGAATAGCCATCTGCAAAACAAGCGATCCGTATTGATACATCACACGAGTTAAGTGAGCCACCTTTAGATAGAAAATTTGAAACATTAGCTATCTCAAATGTTGTGCAAGGGTAAGATACTCCTTGTGGTATGATTACAGGAAAAACCTTA